CTCGGCTTTGGCTGCTGCTTTGCGGATACTGTGCTTTGTCGGTTTCGATGGCTCATCGACTCCTACACCACGCCACTCCTTCGCTAGTGCTCGCTTGAGCGCGGCCATTGATGCGCGTGCTGCTTTGCGCTCGATGTTCTGACGTTGTCTAAACGTCAAAGCCTCGAGAGCCTTCTCTACCTCTTTGACCCCTGCCACCTTCATCGCTTGAGCACCTTCCGCCACTGGGGCAAGCCCCATCCGACGAGCATGGTGGCTCCGATGATGATGGCCGCGATGATGGCGGGCCATATCAGTAGGCTCGCTATCTCGAGGGCGAGCAGTGTGCCAATGCTTACCGCCGCGCCACATGCAATCATCATGAGAGCCCTGGAGCGATTGCCGAGCATCCATGAAACGATGCCAGCAGCTACGAGGGCGACTCCGGCCCAAGTCATCACGGAGAAAACTCCAGACGAGGTGGCTGCTTGGGTCAAGCGGCCCCCTGCTGCTGACATCGAGGGGCTCGAGGTGCTGCCCGTGGGCAGCAGACTTGCACATCCTGAGAGCATGGCAAAGGCGAGCGGAGCCCAACCGAGAAGGATTCGATAGCGGATCATCCAACGCATCAGGAGCCCTCCAATGCTTCGATACGGTCAAGGATGTACTCTTGATGCACCTGCATCTCTGCGATCTGACGCTGTACCGATGACCAGTACAGGAATGAGCTCGCAAGCGATGGGATAACCAACGCCATGATAATGAGCCAGTCCTGCATTCCAAGATGCACAGTGTTGGAGCCGTTACGGGTCATGCTGCTGTGAACGTCCAAGCTTCGGTTTGCTGAATGTTGACCGTGCCTGATACGCCCGAGCCGGGTGTGATTGAAAAGCCCGGTACGTCGAGCAAGCCATCGCCGTCCCATGTGGAGGTATCCGAGAACGTCACAACGATCTCTTTTGCCGAGCCATCTGCATAGGCCAAGATGCTCGCGTACTCTGATGCGCTCCAGTTGAACGTGACCGAAACGCTACCGATATCGACGAAACCGGCGATCTTAGTTCGCGTGGTATCACTGAGGTCGGTGGTATCGATCAGCTCGACTGAGCCGGGCGAGTATGAGATATCGAGAACGTCCAAGTAGACCGTTGGCGTACCTCCTGAGGTATTTATTGAAATCTTAGTTCCGAGGGGCGTTGTGCCTGCCATGACTATGGCTCCATATACAGAATGACAGCGATGGGATAGCTCACGACATAGCCGCCGTCAGGCGCGGGCGTGAGAGATGCAGCTGAGCGGGTTGCGCTCATGCTGAAGGTCTTTGATTCATAGGTTCCACTGCTGCCCGCGAGAGCGACGAGGGCAGCGTCTGCGAGCGTTACAGCTTCGGCATAGCGAGTGTGCAGGCAATCCACCGTGAGCCCTACGATGTCCAGAGAGGGCGAGCCAGAGAGGCTCTCGGTCGAGTCTACGTTGTCGATGTCTATCACTATGCAGGGCATGGCATCGCCATCCTCACGATAGCCGACACTGATACGAGTGCTGACGATATCAGTGATCGCTGTGACATCGCCTAAGTAGTCTACGAGTAGCTCACCGGCTGTAGTCATGCTGCCACCTGCACGGCCTCGAGGTCTATGAATGCTCGCTGCCCGTTGCGGTCCATGACTGTCTGCACCTCATAATTCACGCCGTCCCAGACCACTCGGTCGCCGCGCTCGAGGTCATGCCCCTCATGATATGGCGTGGTGAAGGTCACCCCATCAACCTGGGCAGTGCCATCTGCGTACGCTGCGGCGCGTGCTCGAGTCCTGACACTCACCCAGAGCGTGCTGTATTTGGTGACCCATGTCAGCTCATCATGGCCGTACTCATCACGCGAGCGGGTTGCGCTCTGTACAAGGACTGCTAGATTGCAGAATCCGTTACGCATCAGAAGGGCAATCTCTGAGTCACGTTTCGCAGAGCTTGCTGCAAGCTCATCGGGATTTCTACTAGGGCAGGGCTCGAGACACCTTCACGCACCTGCCAAAAGTGGCTGATGGCGAAGAGCAGAGCAGTACGGTAGACATGCGGTAGATCATCCCACTCATCCCACCCGGTCGTATAGGTGATCGTCGCCTCGCCGCTTGATAGTACGTCCTCTGGTACGAGCATCCGCATAGGGGTAGCTCGATCGTCAAGCGTAAGAGAGGTGTATGTAGCATCGTCATCTACGATGGACGTAAGCCCGGCAACGGGTCCAAACGGTAGATCGATCCATCGGTTGTTTCTGAAGTCTGCCCGCAATGCCTCGAGGTCTATAACCATCGTCACGGTGTAGTAGTCAAGACTCGCGGCGGTGAACTCCTCCACCCATGTACCAGCTCTTCGGATGGTATCACTCAGTAGCACGGTACTCGAGGTGGGCAAGCGTAGGTATGTCTTGACATCTGACGTTGGTACGTCATCCCACAAACGAGTAGCCCCAGCTTCCACGCGTTTGATACGTAGCTTCTGTCGATTCCAATCATGTAGTTGCGAGTGAGCTAGAGCCATGTATCACCTTGCGCCTGCTGTGGAGGGGCCCCAGATGGAGCCCCTCCCGTGCGGGCAGCACGTATTGAAACGAGATCAGGAAGCGTCGGTATCGAAGAGGCCGACTGCGTTGGCATCGATGAGCACGCCATCGGTAGCACGGTACGCCCAAAGCGTAGTTGTCATAGTGCTAGCTGATGTGTACGGGTCCATCAGGATACGAGTCTGGCCCCAGTCGAAGATGCGGTAGCTTCGCTCAATGTTACCGAAGACACACTGCGTATCAGGCATGGCCGCGACTACGTTGAGGGGATACCCGCCCAATGTACCAGGGACACCATCACGAATATCGCTGTAGCGTTCTGACATCTTGAACAAGTAGCTTCCATTGTCATCCTTGATTTTACGGATGGTGGCAAGCGTAGTATCGTTCATGAGCCATCGACCACCTGCGCGGTACTGCGGTTCAACGCTATGGATTGCATCGATGATGCCATCGCCCTTATTGGTGGCAATGTTCATGTACGTAGGAGTGCCGAGCGCAGTAACGAGACCCTCGGGCTGATTGCTTGAGCCGGTTCCGGTCACGTACCCGGCTTCGAGTCCGGCGGACATTGTGCGTCCTACCGCTCGACCGAAATACGCATCCACGCCGACGATAGCCTGCGCGGACATGAGGTTCGACCATGCGATGGCAGTGCCGTAAGACTTGGGACTTGCCGTCTTCTGGGTGAGTGTCACGTCAGACGTTGAGATAGTTCCCTGCTCTGCAAGCCATCCGCCTGAGCCGATAGCAGTTTCGACTGGGATCTCTCGATCTCCTCGAGCCTGCGTAACGGAGCAAAGTGATCGCATGGACTCGGGGGAGTCCAATTGCTCGACGATAGCCGCCTCCATCTCTGTAGGCACAATGTTCGCCCCAGAACCAGTGCCAGCGAGCATATCACGCTGCTCCTGGTTCGCTCGATTGGTGAGCACGGCAAAGAATGCCTCAGAGTATGCGCGAGTTTCGCGGATATCTTCGGTCATTGCAGTGCTGCCCATGGGCTGCGGTGCTGTACGGGTGGGCTCGTCGAGCAATGCCTCGGCGCGTGCCAGGGCATCAGTACGGCGAGTGTTACGGATCTCCGTTTCGCATTCAGCGAGACGCAGCTCCATACGGTCATACTTTTCGGTGGACTGGGCATCCATCTCGCCATCGAGAATGCTACGCATCTCGGCGGTGAGTCGGCGGACCTCATCCATCTGGGTGGGTTCGGACTTCATGGTAGAGCTCCTGACATCGACGGATGTCTCGGGGTAAGCAGGCGAAGACACGACGCTCACGTCGTGCAGCCTTAGATTGAGTAAACGACGCTCTCGCCGACCATCGGCGACGCGCCACTCCTCATCAGTATCGGAATCCATAGAGAAGGCAAAGGACATCGATCGAAGATCGCCACGCGCTATCTGCTCTCGTGTGTCATTGCCTAGCTGTGTTTTTGGTAGATCAATCTCAAACGTGAGCCCGCTCTTATCTTGATCGAGGCGAAGCGTCCCGGCACTACGGCGACCGAGCAGCTTGCTCGAGTCATGTTCAACCAGGGCGAGAACCTCATCGTTATCTGCGAGCGTCCTATCGAATGCGCCCGGGGCGATGGTTTCGATGTATCCGATATCGTGGGACTCGCTATCAAACCGAGCGGCCAAGCCTCTCAAGGTCTTGCCGTCTGGGCTCATGCGAAGCTCGGTCGATGAGAATCGACGTACCTCGTGAGTGCTTCCCATTTGGGCGCGTTCAATCTTCATTGATTGGCTCCTCGTCTGGCTCTGTGTCTGGCTCGTCTTCGCTGACTTCTGCGGTATCGAGTCTGAGCGTTGGCGAGTCGAGCCCATCGAGCGGGTTGAGTCCGAGACGGACTCTCATCTCGTTACGAGTCAGGACTCCAACCTCGAGGGCTTTGCCCCATGCCTCGACTTGATCCTTGAGCGTGCCACGCGTGAGAGCGGTGGTATCGAACTCGAGCGAGCGAGTAGAGGGCAACAGCTTCGCCTTGATCTCTGCGCCAATCATCGAAGTGTGATGGCTGAGACAGGTATCGATGTAGCTTCTATTGAGCTCGACCACGTTTGAAAATGTCGAGTGCGAGAGCTCGCTGAGCATCGTAAGCGGTACGCCCGTGAGCCGAGACACCTCACCAATCGACCAGTTACATGAGGCGATGAAATCGAGGTCGGTAACTTTGACAGATAGCGTCTCTACGCTCATGCCGTCCTGTAGTAGCACAGTGCCGCCCGAGCCCGTACCGCTAAACGTCTGTTGGAACTTCGCCTTAGCGGCTACGGCCATCTGTTCTGAGAGCTTGCCAGGGTGCTTCAAGACTACGCGAGGTTGCACAGTGTTCGCAGCTACTGACGCTGCTACCTTCTGCTGACTCCGCATCTGCGAGAGAGCTTCACGCCCTGAGTCGAGCAGGCCCGCACCCCAGAGCCCATGGGCTCCGCCTGGCATGCGGAAGTGCAGCACCTCAGACGGCGAGAGCCGACCGAGATCATTGTGGATATATGTAAGACTTCCCTCGTTCCAATCGAGTCGCACCGTACCGCTATCGAGTGGTACAAGCTGCAACGGTTCGCCGCGCCCTGATCGCTGGATATAGCAGATGGCGTTGCCCGTAATGAGGTACTGCCTGACGATGTGCTGTCGCCAAGCGTACGAATGCAGAGCTTGCGTGGGCCATTCCTTGAGCAGTCT